TTTCTAAATAGTAACATGGTTTCTCCTACTTTCTTTGGTTGAATTTGTGGTGTGTTTGCTTGTGTGTTGTTGCTTGTATTGCTGAAAACTGCGTTCTTGAATCGTTCGAATTCGCTTGTTTTTGCCACCCAAGGAGCTGGACAGTTTTTGCCTGTTACATCAAAGTGGCGCCATATCTTCTCTCTCGTAATATGTGGATAAATGGCAATCAATTCTTTGACTGCCTTCACAGCATTTTGGAATGTCTTTTCCGTAATGTTTCCATTCTTGTCTAGGCACATTTCAACACCGATCGTTGAATAGTTGGCGTTGCCTATCTTAGAATACAGCGGACGATAGCGTGAACCATCTGCATTGTATTTGCTGATTTCGTTAGCGTGATATGCAACTTCATTCAAGGGAATGATACAGAGTGCTTCAATATCATCTATAAACAGTTGAGCAGAAGCATAGGTTCCTTTAAGATTATTAAAATAGTTCTTGTGATTGCGTGCGGTGCCACCATTGTTGGCGGTGTAGTGCATAACGATACCATCAATACCGTTATTCCTGATACCTGGTCTTGAGTACTCATTAATATTGATATACTCGTATTTGATGAAACTCATATCAATCATCCTCTCTAAAAAAAGAAGCAGCCGATCGGCTACTCCTTCTTGTCGGTAAACTCTTGTCCGTCCCCATAATCAGGTTTCTGGTCATCTTGATACTGGCTACTAGCGATATTTAAGAACACACCAGCTAAAGTTGCAGCAGCCGTGATCGTTCCAACAATAATTTCTGTCGAGAAGCCATATAAACCACCTAGAGTTACGATAAACGCCGTGATACCTGGCACCCCAACGGTTAAAACTTTTTTTGCTAAATCATATTGCTTGTTCGTCAATTTCATATTATTTCCCTCTTTCTTTCCATAAAGACTTTAATTGTTCCCCATGCTCAATCAATCGGTCATTGTGTTTATCCAAGCGCTCATCATGTCGCTTTAATTCATCATGAATTGCAACACGATCTGATTTACTTGCTTCTAAATCTCTGGTTAATAAATCAAGATTATGAGCGAGTTTGGTCAGATTATCTGCAATCTTTGTAAAGTTAGACATTACTGGTTTGATTACAAATGCCAGCATTCCCACGATTGTCATGATCCAACCTGCCCAAGTTGCTAACTCCCCTACGTTTAACATATGCCACCTACTTTCCAATAAATTAAAAGAGCAACCTTATTCTGGCTGCTCTTGTTCTATCATTTGTAACATTTTTGATTTCACTGCTTCATTTACGAAGCTGAGATCTAAATCCTCTTTCCCTAACGTCACTTCTGACTGAAAAGACATGTCTTTTTTCTTGCTCGACACTGAAACCGAATAACCAGAAACATTGCCCACATTGTCATAAATAAACGAGATTGACGAAATAACCATCTATATTCCTCCTTCCTAGATATATACCTCACCTACTGCTGTGATCCGACTGTTTCCGCTGTTATTCGATAGCTTATACAAACGCCCGTTTTCAACTTGGAATTTTTCAGTCGCATTCCCTTCAATCCAGACTGGAACGGTAAACATTTGTGGAAACCCTTCTCTTACCTTGTCTGGAAGAATGGCAACAGCGTTGCTGGTGCTTGCGCCATTGGCTGAACCATTCCAAACAAATTGATCAAATCGAATTAGAATCCTGTTCATGTAACGTTTTAAATAGATATCACCAGCAGTCCCTTTCAATCTGGTCACTTTAAGCCATCCAGTATCATAGAGCATTTCAGCAGACAAAGATCCAGCAAACCCTGCCTCTCGATTGTTCAATTGAATCAAATCAAAAGTCATGGAAGCTGATGCGATAAGTTTTGTTTGGTCTCCAATTGAATTTCCTTCATATCTGGACATATGGATAAATTGATCACTGATCACTTGTTCGTATGATTGAATGATTACACCAGATGAATTACGAATGACTCCAGCATTTCTGGTTTCTGCGTCTTTGATGGTTAGTTCACCAATTTTTATTGTTCCATCATCGTATCTCCGTGTGTAGGGATTTGAAAACTCTGAACCAACAATCAGCGCACCTTCCACACGTTTAAACACGCCATTTTCAATTTGCACATTACTTGCAATCAAGTTATCAATTGAAATCCCCCAATGTATCCATTTTGTGCCGTCCCATTTGTACACTGTACTTGTTGTGTCATTTGGATCTTGCCACAAGTCTTCTTTTGCTGGATTAGTTGGTGCTGTGGCAGAAATGATGATCGCATCTTTCCCTTGTTGAGCGACAAGATAGAAATAAGCACTGTAGGTATTATCCGTATATTTGAACCTTGTTCTTGTCCACATATACCAGCCCGCTTTAGGTGTGGGTCTTGTCCCTGACCATCCAGACGTTGGCGGAGTTGTTCCATCTTGAGAAATAGCATAGCTGATTTCTTCGACAGAAACCCCTTTACCAGTATCTCCTGTATCACCTTTATCGCCTTTATCCCCTGTGTTTCCCTTGTCTCCTTTGTCACCTTTTCCACCTTGAAAAGAAATCGAATAGGCAAACTGCTTCGTGAATGTTTTACCATCTGCTGTGATTGTGATCGGTACAGTACCGCTTTTTGATACTAATGCAGTTGTAGCTGTTAATGTGATTATTGATCCACTTACACTAGAGGAGAGTCCTGTCGGCTTAGTTCCTACAGTAATGCTAGTAGGCGTAATTTTATTGATGCCTTTATATACGATCACTTCTGTTGTTGTTGATCCAGCCAATGCTGCAGTTGTTGATCCCGCAAAGGTGTAGGATTCGTTCGTAAGAAACACAGTATAAGCATCTGATCCAGGAGGTCCTTCTCCACCGTCTTTGATTCTAGAAATGGTGAATACATCGCTCACAGTCGAATCAGCCGCCTTGATGGTGAATGTATCAAATGTCGCAGTAACTGGATTAATCGTAACCGTATTACCTGATCGAGTAACACCAGTCGGCACAGCTGAACCAAAATTCCCACCGTTTAGACTATACGTCCAATTTGAGATAGCGGTGTTCACTGCAGTTCCGGTCACAGCAAAACTAGAAGCTGGAGTGATCTTTCCATCTTTATCAACTGTGATCGCTTGTGTTGTTCCTGATAAAGAAATGAGTGGTGCAGGATCACCTTTATCACCTTTGGAACCTTTCGTCAATGACCACGTATAATCACTTGGCTTTTTACTATCTGCTTCCGTAAAATCAACATACTGCCCAATATAATCCCCACCGTCTTCTCCGCCATTTCCCGTAAAAGTCAATCCGCCATCATTCGAATATTTGATATGCAGATATGACGTCTTTCCGTCTGGTCCTGGTTCTCCGGGAATACCAATACCAGAATCGCCTTTCGTTTGTTGCCACTTATAAACGCTTGGACTAGTAGGTGCAACGTTCGTTTCCGTTGTAGCATAACCAGTATATTTAGCATTTGCTGGATCTGTAGTCATTCCTGATCCATCGGCATTCTGAGAGTATCTTATCCATAGATAAGCACTCTTCCCATTTTGACCGGGTTGTCCGTCAAAATAATCAACATTTTTTACCGGTGTATAACCGTCTTTTCCTTGTGGTCCCATGAATGGTTTCCATGGTTTGTAATCGTCAGGATTGTCTGAGCCTTCTACATTCGTATCTGAATAGAATCCTTCATATTTAGGATAGGCATTTTCGTAGTCTTCGGATGGAGATGGAAGCCAACCTGAATCAACATCGGATATCAAAAATCTGAAATTAGTGATTTTTAGAGTGCCTTTCAAATTATCAGCCCTAAAGCCAAGATTTACAGCTACTGCCGTACTCGCCAACCAAGAAGCTGCAACCGAGGTTATAAAAGATGAAGTTCCTTTTTTATTAGTATTCGTCACAGTAAAAGATTCTCTATTCGCGATAGAGTATGGTGTATTTCCAAATTGAGGAAGGAAGGTGCCTGCAACGTCATCTCCTAGAACTTCCCAATCATAAGCAATAACCACAGCATCTCCCAGTTTGGCAGGAATATTTTTAAGAGCACCGAAAGAAAAGCGATATGGATACATACCTTGATTAGCTGAGTTTGTTCCAACTAGCGATAAAGGTGATATACTACCAACTATTAAATTCTCATTCGGATAAATCTTGGTAAAGGTACCGTCTGCCATCAAATATCCACGATGTGGATAGTAGGTTTCACCGGGTTCCCCTTTTTTACCATCATCAATATTCGTGACTGTCACCTCAGCGCCACCACGCACGTTCCCCGAATCGTCTGCTACTTCAAAACGAAAGACTGCCTTTTCTTCGATATCTGCAGCATTGATCGTCACTGTCTTGGTATTTGAAAACAAAGTGCCATCTTTATACCATTTCAGACTAAAGGTATCTGTTACATCCTTGATACCATCTCTAACACGAGCAGTTAATGTGGTACTGCCGAATCCATTTTTGAAAGTAACTCCATTACTAGTAATTATTTCATACGCAAAGGCTTTATTTGCTTCTATCAATGCTTGAACACGAGCAAGCAAATCATTACTGATTTCGGATTCTTTTTGAACAAAGTTAGTAAACGTTGTCCGATCACTAGATGTCACACCTAATACAAGAGACTCGGTCTGCTCATATACCCTGGCTTCAAGATAAAGGGGTGGATTATAATAAACTGAATCTTCTAATGAGAACGTATCTCCTGGATCACTGTCAAAATATCCTTGTGTTTCATAATCAACCTTGATCTGACTTATTTTTTTTAACTCAGAAAGCATGTACCCTTTTAAAGCTTCAACGGTGGTATATTCTGTTTCTCCTCGATCATCAAATAAATACCCATCATCTTTTTTGTTAGTGTTTGACGGGATTTTATTTCTTGCCTGCAAAGCTCGGATACCGTTATCGCCTTTTTTACTGAAATACAGAATGTTTCCATCATCATCACGTTCTTCAAATTCGAGATTTACGATTGAAAGCCCATCTTTTCCAGTAGCACGAATGGCTGTATAAAACTCGTCAGCAGAATCTTTTTGATTGATTACTTTTAACTCTTTTCCTACTCGTAGAGTTGTATCACGTTTATCTTGACCTAATCCTTGATGGGTATCAGTGTGTTCTTTATAAATATTGATCACATGACGTTTTAGAGAATAATCATCGTTTGTCTCAGTAACTAAACCAAGTTCTGCGCCAATCTGATTAGCAGCTGAATATAAGCGATCTTTTTTATTCTGAATGCCATCCCAGCTAAAAACCATCTTTTTATCTGGCATTTCGTTAATCCCGATTTCAAGAGTTCCTTCGGAATCAATTACTTTGATTATTTCCGCAATCGTCATCGCTTTTGGCGAAGTATAAGCGGGAATTTTTTCTTTGTATAGCTCCCATGTAAGTGAAAAAGCGACAAGTTCTTTATAATAACCATCTCTGCCTGTTTGGCTGATATTCAGCCAATAATCACGGTTTTTATATACAAAGGAAAGTTTATTCCCAACGGTAACAAACGAGGCTTCAGGATGTTTGTTGTTTATACGCATGACTAACGCTGTCGTATCTCCCTCGAAAAATCTTGTCAGGTCAGCTTTATCAAAGTGAATGGCTCCGACAGCATAATTGTCCATATAGGTTAGGGTTTCACTGTCATGGGCATCTCTTACTGCAATACGCACGTTTTCAGTTGTCATACCCAAGCCTCCCTTATTTCTGCTGTTGCGGATTCCAATTCGGCAAAACTGGATAATGCGAGTTGAACTTTTGTTTTGCCAGGCGGAACTTTAAACCATTTCGTGCCTTTCACTTCATCTTTCCCTTGCGGGAGATTATCTACATAAAGTTTCGTTTCAGTCCCGTTGATATAAATATCTGAGTTGGCTGCATAACGATTGACAAGATCAATCCATTTAACGATATTTAGTTTCTGAAAAACAAATTTCTTGAGAAATAGCATCGATACGTATTTCTCATTAATAATTCGATTGCCATGTTGGCCAATAAAAACTTGGCACCCCACCACTTTTTTGTTGAGCAGGTCGGTGTTTTCAGATCTAAATTTTTTCCCTAGTAAAAATACTTCAATAGAACTTCCAATTTTGGTGATCGAAAAATACCCTTTATCTTGACGAAAAGGGTTGACTGCATCACTGCTTGCTATGAATGATGTTGATCCCATTGCTTTGCCAGGTACTCCCCAACTCGCAATAGAAGTGTAACTCGTGACTGTATTTTTCCAAACCACGAAAGAAAAAACTGCTTCTTCATTTTCATCAAAAAAGCAAAGTGTGATTGCTCCTGATTGATCGTACAAGAAAGCTTCAAACCCGATTTCTGAGTACAGATACCAATTGTCTGACCCAAGTTCACCATTAGAATCAGCTGCAAAGCGAACGTCTAACACTCCTCCGTGCCAATTTAATCCAGAGCCGACTTTATCAAGTGTGATTATCTGTTTTCCGTTATAGGTGCTGAATCTTAGAGATCCATTGATCGCATTGATTGGGTTTTCCAGATTTTTTTGTATCGTTCGCGTCCAATTTGAAAATGAAGGAGCAGAACTTAAAATTTCCTTCGTTTTAGTATCGTCATAACCGTCTATCTCCTCAATCTTTCCGAACTGCATCACCCCATGTTCAGAGATTAGGCCAATGAAACCACTCTCTTTTTTTAGTTTGATGTGATAGTCAACAGCTACTTCTTCTGTTCCTTCATTATTGATTTCAAATTCCCAAACTCCCTCATCATTCAATTCTGCATTAATAGGCTTAATTGTTGATGAGTGGGAAATACCATCGGGGACAATCCAGTTAATTGTCCCCTTACCGATAAAAGATTTTTCAGATACTTTTGTGTCCCCTGAAGGTAAAGCCCAATAATATTTGTTTGGTTCATCCATGAAAACAAGCTTTTTGGGTTCTTTTACGTTAAGGATTCCCGCAAGTGCTCGTCTTTTTGAGATTAAGTCATATCTTAAAATAAACGGCATTGGTATAGTATTTTCATTGTATGAAGTAGTTAAATATTCTTTTCCCTTCACACCATCTCCAGTTTTTGCGAGTTTGACTTCTCTCTCAGCACCTAGATTTCTTTGAAAATCGCTCAAAACTGATAAATACTCGGTGATATCATAACCATCAAAAAAAACTTGTAGCATAATTACTCATACCTCCTTGCGACTCTCTGAATATAGGATTGCTGATCTAATTCTTCCTTGGTGAAAACAGCAGTTTGTTCTGCCCAAGCTTTTCCCTCTGTTTCGATAGTATTTTTTAATACAATGTAAGCGGGTGTTGAATTTTGTGTGTCTTGTTTGTTAAATATATTTTTAATGATTTGGTTTGCAGGATCAATTGCATTGGCTTTTGAAACACCTGAAGCAAGTTCTGGTGCCAATCTTCCATTAATCAATGCATCCATTGCTGGTATTTTACTAGGTATATTTGCTACTAAATCGTTAAAATAGTTTGAATCAAACTCGGATTCTATACCCTTTTGCAACTCATTAGCCCATGTAGAGACATCCGACTTAACTTCAGAAAAACCGTTTATAAGTCCTTCTTTTAAGCCACTAACCAAGGCTAACCCATTTTCAATAAGAACTTTTTTGTCGTATGGAATAGGTCCTTTTAAACTTGCTATCGTATCCGCCCATCCGGATACAGTTCTTTTTACATTCTCAAATCCAGACATCAATCCACTTAGCAAACCATCAACCAATGCAATACCATTGTTAATCAACGCACCACCTGGTAATGCGCCAATTAAAGCGTTTAATAGATTGGCGCCTGCCTCTCTCATAGCTGATTGGTTATTACGAATATTATTAGCTAGCCCATTTACCAATGTAATACCGGCTTTAAACAATCGATCCTGAGCTTTAATTACCCCGTCAACTGTAGCATCTACAATGTCCATTCCAGCATTTACGATTCTATCAATGTTGTCAGCTATCCCCTGTAAAATTTGAACAATTAGATTTACGCCTGCATTAATTACATCTTGAGCTTTTGAAGCCAATCCATTTATGAACTGAACAATTAAATTTAGAGCTGCAGAAACGATATCAGGCATCTTGGAAGCTAAACCATTCAAGAAATTAATTAAAAGGTCCGCTCCTGCAGTTACAATACTTGGCAACTGTCCTGATAATGCCGTAAGGAACGTCACGATCAGTGTGCCAACAGCAGCTACTAGATCAGGAAGCTTTTGGGCAATACCATCAAGAATAGCAATTATTAGAGACATCCCAGCTACAACTATTTCTGGAACGTGCTCTGTCAATGCAGTTAACCATGTTACTATCAAAGTCGCTGCCGATTCTATCAAGGCTGGTAGTTGCTCAGTGATGCCATCTAGTAAGGCCAGAATCAATGCTCCACCAGCAACAATGATTTGTGGTAGCCCTGCTGTTAAAGCTGCTAATAAAGCCACAATGATTGCTGTTGCTGATAAAGCGATTTGCGGTACTAGAATAAGCATAGCTGCGGTGAACGCCATAATTAGTTGACTGGCAGACATTGCTAGTGAAGGTAGACCTTGTGCAATACCAGATACAATAGCAGCAACTATTTGCAATCCTCCTGAGATAATACCAGGTAATGCAGAAGCAATAGCAGCGAGAATACCCTCAATTGCTTTGCCAGCAGAACTTCCCACTTTTGGTCCATTACTTTCTAGACCCGATGCGAGAGAATCAAAAGCATCGATAATTTTATCGATTCCTTTAGAAACATCTCCGCCTCCTAGAGCCTTTGCAATTAATTCAAACGCTTTGATAAACAACCCTATAGGTCCAAGCAATCCAAGAAAAACTGACTGCAGTATTTTTAGAGCAATTCCAAACGGATCTATTGATTTTTCACCACTTTTGAATCCGTTAATCAATGAGCGAATTCCTAAAGCGATTTTGGTCATTCCGTTCCATAAGCTTTCAGGAAATACCTCTAAAAAATCTGCCTTTAAATTGGTTACACTTACCGAGAAATCATCAAGTGCTATTGCTTTGAAAGCTTTAGCAAGAGTTGAAATTCCTTGCACTAATCCTTTAGTGCTTTGTGCGAATGATGTCATGCCGTTCCATAGAGATTCAGGGAATAGTTTGACGAACTGATCATGTAAATCAGAAAGACTTACACTGAAGTCGTTAAAAACAATCGCTTTAAAAGCTTGTGCCAGCAACTTAATGCCTTCGATAACATCTCCAATAGGAGCCATAAAAGTTTGTAAGGTCTTGACCGCCCCATTAACCTTTCCTCTAAAGGTATCACTCGTGTTGTAAAAATACATAAATGCAGTTACCAATGCACCTATAGCTAGAACAACTAGAGAAACTGGACTTGTTAGAGCCATAAAGCCAGCTTTGACCCCTGACATGATTGCTTTCAATTTCGCAAAATTGTTTGCTGCGAGATATGCTGCTCCTAATGCTGCGGCTAAAGTAGTTACTGCACCTACAACAACATATACAAGCGCAGGATTTTCTCTAAACACTTCTGCTAGTTTTGCCATCGCTCCACTAATTTTTTGAACAATTGCAAGAAATGGATCAAGCAACGGCGCACCAAAAGCTGCCCCTAAATCCGTGATAGCTTGTTTCATATTTCCGATAACGTTCTCTAGACCGCCACCTTCACGTGCGGCTTGTCCTAATGCTCCTGATAACTTGTTACCATCCTCAACCATCTGCAAAAGCGTTAACTGCTTCTGGGCTTCGGATAAGTCGTTAAATGATTTGCCGTAAAGCTTATTTGCAGCTGCATTTCTTGTTGTTTCAGTAGATGAAATCCCAAGTGCTGCATCGTTTTCGTAGTTTCCTTTTAAATACGACTGTAAACTCTCAGAGACTTCACCAATTGATTTATCATAAAAAGCAGCGCTGTCGGTTGCCGCTTTAGTTGCTCGGCTAGTTAAATCTAATGCATCTGCTGTATCCATCCCAATGGTTTTTGCAAATGCTGCCATAGAAGTGAAGGCGGGTTTCAAACGATTAGGCAGAATATTTGTTTCTTTAGAGATTGAATCAATGCTACTTTGAGCATTCTTTTCCAAATTGCCGAATACTTGTGAGAACTGCGCATCCATAGCTTGCATATCAGCTGCTGATTTAATTGAAAAACCGGCAACAGCAGTACCTACAGCTAAAATGCTCAAGCTAGCTTTTTTGGCAAACTCAACAGATTGTTCAGAAAGTGAGTTGAAGGCCTTGGACTTTCCAATCTTGTTGTCTAACTGTTGAGCCGCTTCATTACCAAAATTTTGATACTGCTTTCGTGCTTTGTCGGTATTAAATTCGACATCAATGATTACGGAACCATCATTCATCCTTCACCTCACCTCTTTCTTCTTGTTTTTTCAACATGTATTCACGTTTTTGCTTAAGATCCATCATTTCAAATTCCAAGTTTGCTCGATCTTCTTTCAAAGCTACCGCTAATTTTGCTTTTCTTATTTCTTCAATTTCATCTGGTGTGGCTTTTTCTGGGTATTCCATCATGCGAATCTTGATGACATTTTTAAACTTGGTATTCTCAGACAAACCAGCTAATAAATGGTTAAACTTATCCCAATGCAGTGTTCCCTTGCTTCTTTCCACCATCAAATCCATCCCATAATCCATCAAAAAAGAGGAATAGATGTAGCCAGAATCCTGTTCAAATTCATACCACTTCTTTTCCTCGTCCTCTAAAATATTTCCTTTTAAATCACGTTTGACTGTTGTGCTTTCAAATTGATCCCCGGCAATCCTTTTAATGATAGCGTTTGATAATGGAATTAAATCATCTTGCGGAATAATTTCTGCTAATTCTTCAATCGTTTCGGGAAGTTCTTCCGCCCAATCATGGGATAAAATTAAGATAATGGAATATAGTACTTTTCCTTCTTTAGATAATTCGGGATCTTTCCACATTTCGTACCATCGTAGAACACGAGAAAATTCTAGATTTAATTCATAAGTGTTTTCATTGATTACGACCGAATCATCAATACCCCAAGCAAGAGATAATGCCATAAAGCATCACCTCTATTTCTTTTTACCATCGATATAGGATTGGGCTTTTTGTTTTGTTTGAAGCTTTTTATACTGGTCAGCAACTTCAAGGAATGCTCCGACAACCAAATCAATTTCATCATCTGCAGCATCCATCAGCTTATCGAACGATCCTTCACCCAGCACTAAATCAATAACGTCTTTGACAACGGACTCAACTTTATCATTAGCTTCAACGACTGCTTCGTAATCACCTGATTCAGAAGCGGTTTTGATAACCTTTTCTTGCTTTTGAATAAATTCAAGCATTTTGGGTAATTCTGACAAATACTGATCACGATATTTCTTACCTGTTTTGATTCCGAAATCTAAACCCGCAATTCTTACTGGTTGAACCTGCTTTTTAAAACCTACTTCGATTAAATTGTTTTTTGACATTTGTATTTCCTCCTAATTTTTTTATGTAAAAGAAAAAGGCTAGTACAATGACTAGCCTTCTGGGAGTTTGGTGTCCTCTGGAACACCATTGAAAGATACTTGCATTTCAAAGTTACCACGGTTGTTTGGTCCCCCACCGGTATGGACTATACCTGACAAGGTAGCATTACCTTGAATTACTCGGCCATCTGGTTCAGTATGACGGAAAAATACAATTCGATCTTGTCCAGCTTTATTTAAACGATCGCGTACAAATTCTTGAGCTGCATCAGTGGCATATTTTCGGTGACCAGTAAAAGCATAAACACCGGTAACTCTTGTGATATCGGTGTTTGATCCACCTTTATCACCGTAATATTCATATGTTTCAGATGATTCATCTTGTGAAGGTGTTGCTTCCTGTATACCATCTGCTAGCTCGTGAACGGTCGTAGGTGGCACAAGTTTTCCGTTTTCACCAACCGTTGCAGCTACACCGATTTCATATTTGTTCATCCAGTTAGGTGAATAGCCTTCACCAGCTGCAAAATACTGTAAATTCATTTTCATGAAATTTCCTCCTATTTACTTATATTTAATCGAACAGTTAGTACATAAAGATATGCATCATGTTCTTGAATTCCTAAATTTCTAGGCTGTGTGTAAACTTCACTCGAATCAAACAAAAATGAGCCATCACTCGAGCGAAGTGTGACCCATTCACCATTTTCTTTTCTTGGCAATTTATCAAAGCTATCTGCAATCTTCCAAGCATCATTAAAAGCTTGTGATTGGTTTGTGTTTTTGATAATGATTTGAACCATGAACGGAATTTGCCTGTTTCTAGCCAAGTCCTGCTGTCCTTGTCCGGATGCAATCCCTTGTATAGATAAATCTCGTTCATTGTGCTGAGGAGGTTTGTCTTCTTGAATGATTTGCTTCCCAGTGCTTGTTACTCTTGGTGTTTCAAGTTCTAATAAGCGTAAGTGATCAGCAATTCGTGCAAATAAATCCATCACAGAGCCTCCTTAATTGCTTTTTCTGCCACATTCAGTACTTCATCCATATCTTGAGCTTTCGCAACCTCAGCCCACCGTATGGATGCTTGAGGATTGTGGTTTTTAGATGGAGTTCCCCTATAATATGCGTACCCAGCATACTCTGTACCCCATACCAGTTTTCCTTTTGGGAAATCACTATCATCCCAAACACTAGCTTCTGTTGCCCCAGTGTCTTTTTTAACATACTGATTAGCCGCTTTAGCAAATGCGATTGCGGTCGGATTGAGAGCGGATTCGATAGCTCTCTCAATACGATCGAAATTACCTTCAAATCTCCCGCTCATTGCAACATCACCTCAATATGATGTGGATCTAACTGGTCCGTGAAAACCTCATAGCATTCAACGATTTTTAGTTTGCGGTTTTGAAATGTAATTGTTCCATCCTCGCTAGGATTTACAAAAGGTTTTGAATTAACAGCATCGACGTACAAAATGCCGTTAGTCAAAACCTCTGTATTATCCGTTTTTATAATTCTTTTTCGCTTAGGAGTAAACCTCACATGTTCAATCTTCTGTGGGTTAGGTAGTTCACCACTTCCCATTGAGCCATCATCATCAGGCTTTGGAGCCTGATAGATAACCTCATGAATCAACAAGTGTTTAGGTATTGGCTTAAATGACACCGATCCTCACACTCCTTTTTCTCAAAAGACCGGTTCCCTCTAGATATGAAAGACAATTTGGAGCGACCCGATTGGCTTGCTTACTCGTTGACGTTGTTGCGCTAGAATAGCTAAACCCGCCGATAGAAGCGCTTTGACCGCTCAAAGTATTTCCTGTAACATCAAGATCTATACCTTCAACTTGATAGTATTCAATTTGAGCACAACAAGCTTTTTTTATCAGCAGCTGTACATGTTCGGAAAATTTATCCAAACCGATTTTAGGCACTTGATAATCTGTCAAAGAGTCAATAATGTCCGAAGCCCTTTTGGATAGACGAGAGAAGTTCCCAGCTTCAACAGGCGTTCCCTCGTAATCATCCTTATAAAAGACTTCATCAACATAAGGTTCAGACATGATCTTCACCTACTTTTCTTTTTTGTCTTCCTTCTGGTCGTCTTTGCCGGCTTTCTTGTCATCTTTCTTTTCTTCAACACGTTCTAAGAAAGAATCATCTAGATTTACAGCAACTTCTTCAGCACGTTTAACGGTCATATCAATGACCGTCCCTACTTCATAAACTTCTTTAGTTTCTTTATCACGGAATTTTTTTAAAACGTTGTATTTTGCCATGTTTTTCACCGTTCCCTTTCCTATCCTTCTGGAGTAGCGTCAATACCGAAGTAAGCTAGTGCTTTAGGTTCACGAATGATGAAGTCAATATCATCAAGCATGAAGTGATATGTTGCCTGTTTTGCAACGGCACGACTGTCTTGAGCAGCAGTTGTCAATGTAACAGTTAAACCAGAAACTACAGCTAGGTTTTCGTATGGAGTAAACAGAATTACGTTGTTTTCCATAGACTCGACAACTTCGACGCCAAATCCGCCAATATTGCGTAGAGCACCATCCACGAGCACTGCATCACCCAAAGCAGTATTTCGATTTTGTAATTCAACAACATAGTTTGTTGCTGTCGCTTGAGACATAAAGAACTTAAATGTTCCTTGACGCAAATATTTTGGTTCAATTCTAGCAGTTGCAGCTGTTAGCTCTTGAATCGTTGGCAATTTTGCACCTTCTACTTTAACTTCAGCAGATGCTTTAGCCATTTTGATGTAACCATCATTTAACTTCACGAATGCATCAGATGAAGATTCATCCCCATTAAATGCTAGATCTTGCAAATCCGCTGCATACTGAGCTTGCATTAGTGAAAGTAACGCTTGACGGACATCTTGCCCACGAGTACGAGCGGTATAAAATGTATTGCTGTTCTCGATCCATGTATCCAAGTAAACCGGAACAAGAGAGAATGGTACTGTGTCTTCTTCTTTGATATCCGTGCCAGTATCTTCAGTGTTAATACCTAGATGTTTTTTCAATGTACGCTTTTTAACACCTAATTTATCCAAAGATCCTGTACCTGATTTGGCAAAATGGACAAATAATTTCCCGATAGTTCCTGCAGTTGCAACTGCATCTAAGAAGAACGCTCGAGCATTGTCTTCACGTAAGGTAACGTTGTTACCAGCTTTCAAGATTGCGTTCATTTGTTTGATCAATGTTTCGTTCGATAAAACGTTTGTCATTTGTGTTTCCCCCTTTATTCAGAAATTGGGAAAGCAGCGTCCACATAAGATGGTACAACCGATTTCTCAACTGTTTCTGTGTAATTTTGTTCTGCATTGTTGCTGATTCGAGATTTTTCTAGATTCTCGATCTTCGCATTCAAAGGTGCTACAGCTTCTGAAACAGCCTTAGCAATAGCATCAGCATCTAATTCAACGCTAGCTTCTGAATTCGCTGTTTCTGGTTTTTCATCTGATTTATCGCCTTTTTCCAAAGCTGATAAACGATCGTTTACTGGTTTCAGCGCTTCGCCGAGCGCTTTTTTTAACTGTTCTTCTGTCATTTCCTCATCCTCCTCGGATTTGTTTGTACTAAAAAAGGACTTAACCGTTTCGATTAGTCCTTGTTTGGTAATTGATTTAGTTGTATTTATTGTGCCGACAAGTGTGGATAACTCGCCGATTTCCGACTGAATGCTGGCGACTTTATCCGCATCGCTGTCTGTGTAGTTGTCCAAGATTGACCAAGTGGCCGATCTGAAAGCATCGATCGCCGCATTAACATCCCGATAGGTTTTACCTCTTTCAAAGTTATCGGCAGTCTGCTTCTGAACTTCTTCGACCTGAGCTGTACCGGCCAATGAATATCCTGTAAAATCACCTTTCTGAATCGACTCCCACATTTCATCAGTAGCTTTAGTGACAAGGACCCATGTTCCTTTTGTGATTGTGGTTTCGCCGATAGTCATATCCACAGGAGCAACATAACTCTCCACTACTTTTCCAGCATTCGTGGTGAAATCGTGCTGTTTGTCAATTTGTTGATAATCCGCCATGAATCCATGTGCAGCCTTCTCGATTGTGTCAGCATCCATGAAATCTCCATGAACATCTTCAACATCAGGCTCATAAACAACACCATATACAAGTTTTTGTGGATCATCTGATTTAGTAACCAACTTAACTTCGGTTTCAAAATTTGGTTTTAGGTCTTCAGCAGACTTAGTAAGAAAGAATGATTTCTTATTGGCTGCCTTATCCACATATGAAACATGTGTTACAAGAACGTTTTCTAGTTTTCGCATTTTCTCACCACCTTTCAAATTATTTTTTTATTTCTGGCACCACAAAACAGTGACAATGAATCGACTCTTTAGCAGATAGCATCGGATCACGAGGATAGCGGCAACTTTCACCATTAACGATGAAGTACTCGCCTTTAGCGATTGTTTGACCGTCCATTGCCTCGTGATCTTTTCTCGGTTCTTTGATGCCATGAGTATGGCGCCAGGTCATGCCAATAACAGCATCGTTTTGCATTAATGCTTCATACTGGCTGCCAGAGTACATCCTTAATCCCTCAGTGATCGCAGTTGTTCTGGCACGATTGCGAGAGAATTCAGGGAGTGAAGACAGCTTACTTTCTAACCATCGGATGCCTTTACCTTCATCAAAAGATTCTTGAATCACTCCTACAAGAGCGTTCTCTGTAGTGACATTCATTAACTTTGGCAGCCTCCTGAGCCATTTTTCGATGTCTCGGTAGTGTTTAGTCTGATAATCAAAGTCCTCAGACCCGTTATACTTGGCATTAAATTCATCGAACAACCCAAAAAAAGCTTTTCTCAGTTCTGGGATAACACTTTCTTCCATGTTTGATTTGAATGATCGTCCACGGAGCATAATTTTTATAGATAACTTGGTAGGTTTCTTTTTCCGATTCTCTACGAATTTTTTTACCTTTTCCCATACTTCCTCGTAATCAATTTGCAAGGTCTCATCCATCTTATCCTCTGAATTTAAGATGAACGTAAGCAAAATCGGAACAAACAAAAAGCCAGCCTTTTCTAAAAGCTTGGCCAATTCTTCATCTTCTTCTTTTTTTAGCTGTAGAGCGGCTTTGATTAATTCTTCATCATTCATTAGCCTTCACACTCCTGATCATACGGCGAATACTTGCAGCGACTTCACTTACCTCTCCTTCGCCATATGCTTTGGATACGTCTAATTCATCGAGATTTAAAGCTGATGAGGCTGTTTGATTCTTTAACGGATAATTGTACTCATCACCATCAAACGCCTCTAATGGCTTATTTAGGGCTTTAGAAAGAATATCTCTCAGATCATTTGGAGCCACGGCATTTGCTTGAATAGCTGGTGTGAGAATCGCTTTAACGTCCTCCATATTTACAAGATTGGACGATTTCAAGAATACTTCTACATATTTGAATTCATATTCCCTAAAAAGCGAATTAATACGCCAATCGTAAGATTCCCGCATAGGCTGGCACACTTGCTCTTCCGTCAGTTCTTTAGCAGTCTCAGCAGTAGCTCTTGTATAGTCGCTTGATCTTGCTACATAAATTGGGGGCAAACGAAATGCTCCAAGGACTGATTCAATGACGTTCTCATCATACTCAAGAAATAGAGCATCTTTTTGTAAGATGTCAGCTAGCTTCTCAATGTTAATGGCTGGCTTGAATTTATCTTCCCCATATCCTATCCCTTCTTCTGCAGGACTTACTTTTTCTGCTTCGAGCAATAAAAACTTATGCTGATTTTCTTCCCCACCAATTGCATTAGCATATGCCTGTAACGTGGCTTCGGATTGTTCAGTCAGCTGCGCATTCTCTAGCGTGATGGCAAGAGGAATATGTCTTCCCTGAGTAAAATATCGATAGTTCAATTCGTCAGCTTTGCGATTTCCGAGTATTTTAATCAATGGTCCTACCCAACGAGGCTTGCCATAAGGATCTTGAAAATCTCCATTTTTAAGGTGAATGATTTCAGTAGCTGTGCCTTGCCCCTCAGAACCCACGCTTCCATTTGAATTCAACGGAGTAGGGTCCCCATAGGTTTTATACCATGTTCCAGATTCTCTAACAGAATCATCCATAGAATCACGAAAAACAAAATAGCGGACCTTAATCTCTGATCCGTCCGCATTTATAACTCTATTTAGTTTGGTAACAGTCATGTACTCAGGCTTTACAGAATCAATTCCTACAACATCACCTTTAAGATTACGAATAACTTCAATATAGCCATTCCCACATTCTTCAACGTGTCGAATGACTTCCTCAATCACTTCTTTCGGAGGACGTTCAAAGGATAATTCTTTGAGAAGGGTATCCAATTGATTCCACTCTGCCTTCATTTCTGTCGTTTCTTCGGTGTCGTCAACTTTGTAACGTATACCAAAACCAAATCCAGCCACGTTTGTTACATAAGCTTCAATTGATTGATTCAGAATGTCAGATATATCGGTAATCGATCGTAAAGTAGCAATATCATATGGTGGAGATAATTGAGTCAAATCTCTTCTTTGATCAAAACCACCTGCAGACTTAAACTTTAGAGTTCTTTTCTTCTCAATGCTCACGTTCTTTTTGATATATTCTTTAGGAACAGACCCCGACGATCCGCCACTAATAATTTTTGATGTCAAGAAACCACCTCCTAAAATGCTGTTTTTCTATTTGTGCGTCTTTTCTTGGCTTGCTGACCTTTACGTCTTTCCAGCTCAATAGAGTATCGTAGCATCGCCATTGCATCATCAAAGAAATTTACCGGATCATCTGTAAAAGTATTGGATTTCTCGTCCTTTCTCCACTTCCATTGTTGTATTTCTTTGATTGTATTTGTACAACTTGGATGGATATGGATGCGCATCTGCTTCAGATAATCGATCTGCGCTGACACACTTCCCGGTTCTTTTACAACAGGTTCAGCATGATATCCTGCTTTACGCCACATTTTAATTCGATCCGGTTCGGCGGAATCACACCACATAACTAGCTTTTTATTGATTCTTTTTTCATTAGCAATTGCAATAAGCTCGCTGGTGTCTTTTTCGAACTCGTATATTTCACGACACAAAAAAAGCTCACCATCTTTAAATCCAATCTCACCAATAGCATTGGCATGATTGAATCCAAAGTCTTGAGCGTTAACAATGTAGTCAAAGCGTTCTGGATTTGTATTAAAGTTTTCTACAATGTAATTAGTAAGGATAAGTCCACCAGACTCACCCCATTCGCCAAGCCCATAGATTTGATATCCATCAGGATCACGCTCTTTCCGCATCATCATCCGCCGGTGATAGGCTTCATCTATGAATCGATTCTGTAGATATGTGGATTGATGAGTAAAAATGTCTGGATGTGTTACATCAAAATACTTTGCCTTAATCCAGTGAGTAGCAGATACCGGGTTAAAAGTAAAAGTCATTTGATAGTAAAGATATGGATTAAAATCCAAATTACCACGTAAGCGGTCATCAAGAATATCTACATCGGCTTCATAAAGTTCTGTCGCTTCCTCGATCCATATCCAAGTGAGTTTTCCACGATCAAAAGTAATAGATTTTACTTTTTCTCGCTGTCCGTCATCTTTCATTCCACGAAATATCACTTGATTGCCAGTAATTTTTGATTCGAGCATCATAGGCGATGATTTAATGGACCAATATTTGTGGTAGTCAGATCCGTAAATCTTATAAATAGCAGACTTCAATTCAGCATACGTACTATCTTTATTTGACTCGGCAACTTTACGAACGCAGAGAAGATTTGCTCCTTTATATTTCGGATCTCCAAGTTTTATGATAAAGTCTTGCGCAGTATTTACGGATTTACCAGAACCAGCTGATCCTTTAGCTAATCGATATCTTTTCCTAGTGGTGTTATAGGTTTGGAAATTTCGGTTAAATTGTACCTTAACTATCATTTGGCGCTTCGTTTTCGCCATCACCATAATCAACCACCACCTTCAGATCCATATTGCCATCTAGCTCCACTTTTTCAGTCCATAGGCTATACCTTTTGCCAAGAAGTTCAGCTGCTCTTAGACGATCTTTATTAGCTACCTGTATATCTTCAATTGAAGAGCCATAATCAGCACCTTGGAACACGACTGTCTGATCAGTCTCTTCTCCTCGCATAACTTTACTAAGATACTCCAACACCTCTTCTTGACTAGCAATCTTTTCAGACTGCAGCTGTTCAAGTCTTTCGTCTATATATTGTCTAATGTCAGGTTTTGTCAGGTTCTCACTACCTACAGACTTAGCAGTTCGTTTACTATACCCAGCAGAAATGGCGGCTTGAGTAGCATTGCCGCTGATAATGTACTCATCCGCAAACCTACGTTGTTTTTCAGTTAATTTCACTACTCTCACCTCGCAATCTGTGTTTGTTTTGTAATTTTATGTATAAAAAAAGACCTCATATAAGGTCTTAACTTGCTTTATTCCAATTCTAAATCATTGAATTCAAAATTAATCAAAAGAAGCATCTCAAGAAATCTTAAAATTTTCGTTGCTTCTTCTTTATTTTTGGGTTCTTTATTATGGGTTGCAGAATTACCTTCTTTTCTGATTTCATCCACCCATTTTTTACTTTTTGGTGCAATATATCCATTATCAGTTAAATAGTCAACGTAGATAATAAACTTCTGTCCATCTTCTGCACCAAAGTAAATTGCAACATTTGCTAAACACTTTCTAGCAAGTAACACCACACCTGTATATGCCCCAGCTTTAAAACATTCTCTTGCCTCATTGTATAGGTACTTAATTTCTTGAGGTAAATTATCGATGTCCTTTCCGTACAGGGACCCAGGTAATTGAAAACCATTTTCACTTATCATTGAAATACAACCACAATTCGAACAGACTAATGCAAAGATAATATTTTCGTCGGTTGTGTAGCCTTGTAGTCCTTTTTGTACTCCAACATCACGAACACAATATCCGCAAGTATATTTTTGTGTTGATATTGTTTGTCTGTATGCATCAAATCCAACTGGAGACCAAACATCAGGATCAATAATAGGATTATTCATCTAATTCACTCCTATAATCACTTTTAATGATATTTTACCCTAAAGTCAAAAACGTTGCCACAAAATCAAAAAAACAGCCCCAAAGGACTGTTTAGTAGGAAGCACCAAAGATCATGTGAGTAATCTAATTGACAACTCCCGATCAGGAATGCAGGATTTGAACCTGCGCTCTCTACTGCCCAAAAGTAGCGCTCTACCAAACTGAGCCAATTCCTGAAAAAGACGGCTAGCGAATGAAGATAAGGAGTGTGTTCAACTCCATTCATAATAGATTTTTTGTCGCCGTCTTAATTAAATACAGGGCGCTAGGAATAATTTTCAGAAAGGAGGTCTGCCAACGTATCTTAAAGGAGTGCGCTCTGTTATTTACAATAATTGATAATACTATCTTACTATGGATTATTGGCACTAAACCGCCATTATACCGCCAAAAAACCGCCATTTTTCAGCGATAAGCAACAAGCTTGCCACGACGATAACTTTCAGCAAATTCAACCAATGCATCTGATTTCATTCGCTCAATTTGCCGAACTGAATAGCCCATCTCATCTGCGATCCTTAGATTAGAATACTGATCTTGTAAGCAGAAGCTATAATGAAGTATCTGTCTGCTTGTTAGCTTCAAAGCCATAAGCGCAACGATTATTGCGTCTCTTTCTGTTTCTGCATCCAATCTTTGAATAAAAGCATCCTCGGACTTATTTCCATTACTAGGTGTTCTAGGCATATCAGTAATAATCGGTGAGCGGACATCGATCTTTGAACGACCTGCAATCCGCTCCAACCGACGGTAGTTCTTCAAAACATATCGTGCATTCTTTCTCGTTTGAGAAAAATCAACTTCTCTTAGTAATAGCATCATTGCTCAATCGCCCCTTTATTTGGTATAATGAAGTTACCTTGGCGGGGACAAAATCATTATTTTGGGGGCATTGGGCGATTGCTTAATGCTTTTTATTTTGCTTTACTTTCGATCTCTTTTAACTGCTCTGTGACTATCACTTCGATGATCAAAGCCATCTTGTTCCATAAAATAGCTTCCTTCATAGTCTTGCTCCTTTTCGTCTGTAGCCTTGCCTATCACAACACATAGAAACATAATCACGACAAAAGCCGTTGTACCTAGTACTGCAAAAGTCATCTTCATCCTCCCGCTTCCACCGCATCCCTGACTAATGGATCATTGATAATAATCTTGTACTTCATTTGCTCATGCTTCAGTTGTTCTTGTAACTGCTCAATTTGCCGTTGCTGGTCCACTATTGTATAGGATAGCCAACGCAAGCCTGTGCTCGTCAACAGTAGTATGATGATTGCTTGGCTATTTTTCATTGGCTTGCTCCAATAGTTCTGGGTTCTCGTAGAT